TGTTTTATCTAAGAGATACTACTGGTGTAAGAAATATGACACTTAGCGGGCTTACAGGAACATTAAGCCCAACAAATACAATTTTACGAGATAGAAGACCAACAGGCGGTGCATTTTGTAGCTTAGATCCAGGTTGGGGACCAAACGATGAAAGTGTATGGATAAGTTCAAGATCTCCCTATGTTCAAAACGTTACTACATTCGGATATGCAGCTACAGGTCAAAAAATTGATGGTGCATTACACAACGGCGGTAATAAGTCTATAGTATCTAATGATTTTACACAAGTTATATCAGATGGCGTAGGTGCATGGGTAACTAATAACGGGAGAGCCGAACTAGTAAGTGTGTTTACATACTATGCACATATAGGTATGTATGCAGAAAACGGCGGCATTATTAGAGCAACTAATGGAAATAGTTCATATGGTAATTACGGAGCATTAAGTCTTGGAAATGACCCAACTGAAACTCCGTCTTTTGCTAATATCAACAATAGATTTAATCAAGCAGTGGTAGCTAGTGCATTCGCGGGAGAAGCGAATGACGAAATACTTGTAATAGAATATGCAAATGCAGGACAAAATTATAGTACAGCATCTTTTAACATTGTAGGCTCAGGATCTGGTGCTATCGCTCGATTTGAAGAAACAAGAGATGACGGAATTTTTGAAGCGCAAGTAAGAAATTTTCCAGGAGATATAAACAATACTCCAGGCGGCGATGGCTATACTCTTACCGGTAATAATGCACAGTTTGGAGATAATACCACTATTACAATAGCTTCTAATGATGATAGTACACAAGCAGAAATTTTAGGTTTAAGAATTATTTTAACTAGCGGACCAGGCACAGGGCAATATGGTTATGTTGATTCATATGATGAACTTAACAAAATTGTAACTGTGAGAAAAGAAAGTAACGGAGAGTTAGGTTGGGACCATGTAGTGCCAGGATATCCTTATCCCAGTATCATTACCACTAATACAGTCTACAGATTTGAGCCAAGACCTATTTTTTCAGATCCAGGTTTTACCGCAGAAAATGTCGATACAGGTGTTGGTTTAGGTTGGGCTAATATTGTATACGGCGAAACACAAGAAACTTTTACTCTAGTTGTAGGTTCTCCAGGAACAGGAACTACAGTCGATGTGGCTCCTACTGACGCACTATTTAATGTTAACAAAAATGCAAGAGAATATGTTGTAACTTTGGCTAATGGTGGTGCAGGCTACGAATTGAATCAAATAGTAACTATAGACGGAGCAGATGTCGGCGGTGTGAGCGGCGAAAATGACATTGTAATTACCGTTACAGAAATTAGTGATGATAGCACGAATTCAATTACAGATTTTACCTATAAAGGAATAGCTCATAGCGGATTATTTGTTACTACAGCAACTAGTGGAGCTGTTTACTTAGTTAGTTATGATGGTGAAACATGGGATGATTTGTCACTACCTCAACCAGGTAATTACAGTTGTTTAATTTGGGGAGAAAACACATTTGTAGCTGTAGCGAACGCAAGTAACGTTGCATATGTATCTAACGATGCTGTAAATTGGACACTTAGAACACTGCCAAGTGTCAGACAATGGATAACCGGAGTATACGGTGACGGTATTTTTGTTATAGTATCCAGCAATCAAGATTCTACAGCTTGGAGTACTAATGGTGTAACATGGAATGCATCTACTATTCCTGATTTAGGAGACTCTACAGTTAATCAATGGATATCTGTAGCCTATGGAAATGGAAAGTTTATTGCATTAGCAAATAGTAACAATGCATCTGCTACAGGAGTTTATAATTCAGGATTAGGTACATTAACTTGGACTGCTAATGTTATAGAAGTAGACGATTCTACCCCAAAAGACTGGACCAGTATTGCTTACGGCAATGGAAGATTCGTAGCAATCAGTAGCACAGGAGATGTCAGTATAACATTTGATGGATTACATTGGAATACGACAAGTGCGGCGATGCCATCACAGGATGGTTCAACTCAAATGTACTGGAAAAAAATAAAATATGCTCAAGGTGTATTTTTTGCTATTTGCGACACAGGAAGCAGAATCATAGGAAATGATCCTACATCGGGTCCTACTAATTTTGCAGCTACTAGTTATGATGGTATAACTTGGACAGGAAGAACACTTGCAAAACAATCTAGCTGGGTAAATTTAGGGTTCGGAAATCCAGATATAAGTGACGGAGACTCGACAACTTTATCTAATAGTACTGGAATTTGGATTACACTACCTGCAAGCGGGGAAAGCGAGTTAAATAAAATCTTTACAGGTGCAAGAGCCTTAGGAAGAGTAGTAGTAGAAAGCGGATCGATAAGTCAAATTAAGTTATGGGAACCAGGAAGCGGATATTTAACTGCACCTACTGTAACAATTATAGATCCTAATAATGTAGAAGACGCATATGTGAATTGTAGAACAGCCGATAGAGTTTTAGCTCAGCCGAGCTGGACAAATAGAGGAATATCTTATCGAACAAGCACTACTACAGTTGAAATAGTAGGTGACGGATTCGCAGATATAATACCTGATAGTGCGTTTATTTACGTTGAAAATTTATCAGCATTGCCAGGACCCGGTGCTCAATTTAGATTTGGAGGAGCAACTGGATTTCATACGGTTATCACAGAAGAAATAGTTAGTGTTCAAAACGGCACATTTACTGGATATTTCAGAATTACTCCTGCATTATCATATGATGACAATATTCTTCATAATACAGAAGTTGAAATACGAACAAGATATAGTCAAGTAAGAATTACAGGACACGATTTCTTAGATATTGGATCTGGTAATTTTGACGAAACTAATTATCCCGAATTATATGCCACGGGTCTTTTTAACAGTGCTCCTGAAAACGAAGTAGTCGAACTTGAAGGTGGTAGAGTATTTTACACATCAACAGATCAAACTGGTAACTTCAGAACAGGAGAATTATTTGCTGTAGAACAGGCTACCGGAATAGTTACAATTAGTGCAGACTTTTTTAATTTACAAGGGTTATCAGAATTAGCATTAGGTGGAGTAAGATTAGGTGGATCAGGTACTGTTGTTAGAGAGTTTTCAACAGACCCGTTATTTGTAGCAGACTCAAATAATATTATTCCTACTCAAAGAGCTATCAAAGCCTATCTAGCGAATCGTTTAAATGTTGGAGGTGCAGATTTACTCACAGCAAGTTTTATTGCAGGTACTGTGAAAATAGGACCAGACGAAATAGATAATACAGCAAGTTTAGCTAATAATATTACTGTAATGGCAGACTTTGTAGGTCCAGATATTGGGTTAAGCGGTAGCTGGTTAGGACTAATCCAATTTTACAAGTCGTTTTGATATAGAAATACATTAGAATAAATATATAAACATCAAAAAAATTGGAGTAAAAGATGGCTGAATTCAAACTTGGCAGAATTAAATTTGTATGGAAAAATACCTGGACAACCTCTACGACATATTATAAAGATGATGTTGTAAGATACGGCGGAAGAACATACATTTGTGTAGTAGGTCATAGCTCTGCCCCTGATTTTAATACAGATTTAGAATTCAGTCCTGCTCGATGGAATTTAATGTCCGATGGTCAAGACTGGAAAAGCGATTGGACAGTCTCTACATTTTATAAATTAAATGATTTAGTAAAATATGGCGGTTTAATATATCTGTGTATAGACAGTCATACTAGTGCTGCAACAACTTCACTAGGTTTAGAAGCAGACTTATCTAAGTGGCAAGTATTCGCTAAAGGGTTAGATTTTAAAACTGATTGGACAGTAAGCACGAGGTATAAAATAGGAGATCTTGTAGCATATGGAGGTATCACATATGTATGTAACACAGGACATACTAGTGCAGCTACTAGTTCATTAGGATTAGAAAACGATCAAAGCTATTGGGACGAATTTAATGAAGGTTTAGAATTCAAAGGCGATTGGCAAAATGCTATACGGTATAAGTTAAACGATGTTGTAAAATACGGCCCAACTCTTTGGATTTGTACTACACAGCACACTTCATCTGTATTTTCTACAGACATCGCTAACTGGGATCAATTTGTAGAAGGTATAGAGTTTGAAGATACATGGAGTTCTGTAACAACCTATCAATACGGCGATATTGTTAGATACGGTGGCAATCAATATATTGCTAAATCTATAAATGTTAATCAAAATCCTTTGACTGCTACATCAGATTGGGATTTATTCAGCGAAGGTTTCAATTTTAACTCTACATGGAATAATACAGTTTCTTATAAGATAGGTGATGTTGTTTTATTGAATGGAAACAGTTACCTTGCAATTACAGACAGTCCTTCAATTTCAACTACTTCTACTATTTCACAAGCAATTGCACCTTATGCATTTACAGTAACATCTACCACTGGAATAGTGGCAGGAATGAAAATAACTTTTACTGGTACAACATTTGGTAATGTACTAGCAGGTGCAAATTACTATGTAAAACAAGTTTTAACAGGATCAACTCTAACTATTACCACAACTCCTGGAGGTACTACTTTTACTCCAACTGCTGGCGCAGGCTCAATGACTGTTACAGTAAGTGCAATGCCACCTAATAGCAGTTATTGGACAAGATTAAACAGTGGTGTATATTGGAGAGGTGTGTGGCAAGATGATGTAGAATACTTTGTAGGTGATGTTGTAAGATTAGCGGCAAACACTTATATCTGTGTACAAAATCATAGATCAGAAGGCGACGATGGATCTACTATTGGCGGAACAGGTGGAGGTATGCCTAATAGTAGACCAGATCAAGATACACCCGGAAACTATTGGAATACTTTAGCTATCGGCACAGAAACTAGTGCATTAACCACTAGAGGTGATTTAGTTTATTACGGAGGTGCAGGTCCTACAAGATTACCAATTGGTCTTGAAGGACAAGTTCTCCGCAGTGACGGAACTGATCCTGAATGGGTAAGCTTAGGCAGAGTTGATCATGTTTATTACGTTGCTCCAACAGGAGTCGATTTACCTTCACCTGTTCACGGTTTAACTTTAGACAAACCATGGAAAACAATTCGCTATGCGTGTGAGCAAATAGAAAAAGGACCACGTAATCCAAATGCTAGATACTTGTTAGAAATGAACAGAGTGTTTATGCAAAGAGAAATTAGTGAATGGATCGATTATCAAGTTTCAAACAACATTTCACCGTTTACATCAGGATTTATTTATAAACAAGATAGATGTGAAAGAGATGTAGGATTTGTAATTGATGCGTTAATTTATGATATTGCACACGGAGGTAATGTTAAATCTAGAGGTGCTGCAAATAGTTTTGTAGGAGGGTTAAGTGAGTCAGAAACTCTTCCTTACAGCGGATTAGGTGCAGAATCAGACGAAAGTTTAGCAGCTTACAATTATCTATTAACGCTTATTGAAAATGTTTTAGATAATCAAGCACCTGCTACTAACTATCAGGTGCTAAACGGAGATAATTCAACTGCTGTAGTTCCTCAGTTTATTAACACTGATTATACATCTGAAACAAATGTATTATCAGATGTTACAAGTTTATTGACTATTATCACTGATGCAATAGAAGCAGGAGTTCCGGACGATATTCCAGATAGATACAGTCCTAGTAATTTAATTAATGTCAAATCAGGAAGATATAGAGAAGTATTACCAATTATTGTTCCTGAATCAACTTGTATCCTTGGAGACGAAGTTCGCTCAACAAATGCTGGACCAGCAGGCAGTTTAGTTAGTAGATACGATGCAAAATATAGTTTAGGTGCTCTAAGTAGACTCGAAACTGTGTTAGGACAAATCGTTCTAGGATCAAATGTAACTGAAAGTTCAGGGAATAATGCTGCTCAAAGTATTCAATGGCCACTGGCTGTTACCACACAAGAGACTACAGTTAAAAGACTAATAAGAACTATTCAACACAAAATAGACTTTAATCTTGATACAATGCATCTTGCATTTAATACTGATCCAACAGGTTATAATGCAAGTTATCTAATAGGATACAAAGATGCAAGAACTTTAATTTCTGAAAATAAAGTTTTTATTTCAGAAGAAATTGCAGCATGGATGTCTTTTAACTATCCAACATTAAGATATAGTAGAACTCAATTAAAAAGAGATGTTGGTTATATTATTGATGCACTAATTTACGATTTAACCTATAACGGAAGCACTCAATCACTAGTTGCAGCTTTATCATATTACGATGGTCCAGGTAGCACTTTAATGATTGATAGTACAGAGTTAAATCCTCGTTTATCCGCCTATGCTAGATTAAAAACTGTGTTAGGACAGATAATTATTAATACAGCAGTATCAAAATCTAGCGGAAATACAGCTTCGCAATGGACAGATACTGTAAATCTTACAGGAGGAGCACCAGCAGGAACATTTATTAACAATAATGTAGATATCATAATCAATATTTTAAATGCCGGCAGCACTACAGGAAGACCAAATTTAACTATAACAAGTATTACAGGTACTAACACTTTAAACACTACAGCAGCACATGGTTTAGCTGTAGGTGATTTAATTGTACCAAGAACAACAGCATACGGCTTAACAGCCGATGTTAGATATTACGTTATTGCATCAGGATTAACTGCCACTGCATTTCAAATTTCAACTAGCTATGCAGGATCCGCTGTTGGAAGTTTAACAAACGGTAGCGGACTTACTTATATTGTAGATTATGAGGACCGTCCGGCCGCGACTAATGCGGTAACTACTACAACAGCATTAATTACTGCCTATACAACTTTAAGTGCAGCAGTTAATACTATAGTGTCTAATATGACGTCTTTTATAACTACGAACTATCCAACTCTTGTATACAATTCAACAAAATGTGAGAGAGATGCAAGAATAATTCTTGATGCAGTTAGTTACGATTTCATGTTTAATAGTAATTTTCAAACCATTATTGCAGCATATTCATATCTGAGATCTAGTGCATCAGATGTCTTTAATCTAGGACAAAAAGAAGCTACTAGAGCAGCTTTTACCTACGTAAAAAGTCAATCTAAATCTAATGTAGGAGGCGATGCTACAGCTCAAAGTAGAATCGAAACTCTAATGACTACATTAGATGACATTATCTTTGGTGCAACTTTTGAAGGAAGTAGATGTATTGATGGCGAACCAAACATACACTATGCAAGATTACAAATTGAAAGAAATCGAAGTTATATAGAAAGTGAAATTAGTGCATACATTACAAGTACCTATACAACTACTGTTACAAACACAACAACTGGTACAAATTTAATTACAGTATCTAGTACTTCATGGTTACAAAGAAACGCAGCAATTAAATTTACAGGAACAACATTTGGTGGAATAGTTGCTAATCAAGTATATTATGTACAAAATGTAGTAAATTCAACACAATTTACTATCGCATTGTCAAGAAATGCATCATCAGGATTTCCTTTAAGTACTTCTGCTGGATCATGTTCGGTATCTTTATCTTACGACTCTGAATCTTGTTTGAGAGATGTTAACAGATACTTAGATGCAGTTAAAGAAGATCTACAGTATCCAGGAAACTATAAATCTTTAATGTCTGCAAGATATTACTCAAATGCTGTTAAAGGCAGTCTTGAAGAAGATATGTATTATCTAAGAAATGCCACCGGAGTAAGAAATCAAACATTAGAGGGATTAACTGGAGACTTGTTACCTATAAATTCTTACGGTACATCAAGAGTAAGTGCAGGTGCATATTGCAGTTTAGATCCAGGATGGGGACCAGAAGATTATAGAACATGGATTATTGGCAGAAGCCCTTACGTACAAAATGTAACCACATTTGGATATGCTGCTATAGGACAAAAAATTGACGGAGCACTGCATAACGGCGGTAATGATTCCATTGTCTCAAACGATTTTACACAAGTAATTTCAGACGGTATTGGTGCATGGATTACTAACAACGGCAGAGCTGAGCTGGTAAGTGTATTTACATATTATGCACACATAGGCTATCTTGCTGAAAACGGCGGCCGTATTAGAGGTACTAACGGTAACAATTCATACGGAGATTTTGGATCAGTAGCAGAAGGATTCGATTCTACAGAAACTCCTAATACTGCTGTTGTAGATAACAGAGCTTATACTGCAACTGTAGGTGGAGTTTATACAGATAACAGTAATGAAATATATCGTTTTGAATTTGAAAACTGCGGAACAGATTATACTGAAGTTGTATGGTTGATTAATGGATCAGGTATTAATGCAGCGGCTTCCCAAGAAAATGAATTTAGAGATGACGGTGTATTCCAAGTACATCTATTAGATAATATAGATGATAGCTCAAATGCTCCAGAAGCAGACGGTAACTTTGGAGGATTTGGATATGTTTCTAACGCAAATACTGCACAAGGCGGTACAAGTACACAAATTACTATCGCTGCAACAGATAGTGAAATCAGCACTGCTTATGTAGGAATGAAAATTTATTTAACAGGCGGATCAGGAGTCGGACAATTTGGAATTATTAACACATACAACAGCGGAACAAAAGTCGCTACAGTTATAAAAGAAACTACAGGTGCAGCAGGATGGGATCATGTTGTGCCAGGTACAACTATAAGTTCTCCTGATGCTTCTACAACATATGTAATTGAACCAAGAGTTTCTTTCACTAGTCCTTCTTACAGTAGTACTGCAAGAACTCTTGCAACAAGTCAAACATATAATGATGTTATTTTTAGTCCGCTATTTAAAACATACATAAATGTTGCAGCCACTGGAGGAACAGGATCAGGTGCAAGATTCAATGTAATGAGAAAAGGCACTAAGTATTTTGTTTACGTATATCAAGGAGGAACTAATTATACTAGATTAGATACTTTAACAATAGCAGGAACTTCATTAGATGGAACAAGCACAACTAATGATATTACTATAACAGTAACTAGTATTAATAGCGTTTCAGGAGCAATTTTAAATTTTGAATATACTGGCTATGGTGCCGGAGGAAACTTCGTAGCTATAAGTTCAGGTTCACAAACTACTAATACTAGTGCCAATGGAACATCTTGGACACAAAGATTAACAGCACTTCCAAGTACAAGCGGCTGGACATCATTAGCAGGCGGAAAGCTAACAGTAACAGAAACAGCAGGTAGTTTTGTTGTCGGCAGAAGTTACACTATTGTATCCATTGGTAGCACCAACTTTATTGGTATCGGTGCATTAGCAAATATTGTAGGTACTGTGTTTGTTGCAACAGGTGTAGGAACAGGAACAGGAACAGCTTCTCCTAATGCTTATCATTTAGTAGCAGTATCAACTACAACTACAATAAACGCATATAGTACAGATGGAGGTATAACATGGTCATCAGGCGGTGCCTTACCCGCTTCGGGAAACTGGTCAGGTGTTGCTTACGGTAACGGCAGATGGGTGGCTATACGTTCAGGTGCAACAAGTAGTGCATATAGTACTAATGGCGGTATAAGTTGGACTTCGGGCGGTGCATTACCATCTAGTTCTTCTTGGATATCAGCTGCTTATGGAGGTGGTATTTGGGTAGCTATAGCTGGTGGAGGTACAGCAGCCGCTAGTTCATCCGACGGCGGACTAACATGGACATCAAGAACTCTTCCTTCAAGTCAAAACTGGATAAGTGTAACATATGGAAATGGAAGATTTGTAGCAGTAGCAAATACAGCAGGTACAGCAGCAGCTTACAGTTTAGATGGTGTGACTTGGACAGCAAGTACAATAACCAGTGCTACATATACTCATGTAGCTTATGGACAAGGAGTATTTTTAGCAGTCAGTCAAAGCACACAAGCCGCAAGTTCAGAAGACGGTATTGTGTGGACTTCAAGAACTATGAGTACAGCAGCCAACGGATTTAGCAGTATCGCATTCGGAAATCCAAATCAAAGCGGTATTTGGGCAGCAGTACAAAGAAGTACAGCCAGTACTGTAGCTAGTAGTGTTCTTTTAGGCGCTACCACTAAAGCTAGAGCATTTGTTGCACAAGAAAAAATATTTGCTATTAGAATTACAGAACCTGGATCAGGATATAGTGTAGCACCGACTATTACTATAACAGACCCAAATAATACATTCGAAGCACCTACACTGGTAAGAAAAGGAAAAGGGTGTTTAGCTAATCCTAGTTTTACTAATAGAGGCACAGGATATGTTAGTGCTAGTGCAGAAGTTGATAGCGGTGACGGCTTTGGCGATTTTTTCCAATCTGGACAATATATAGCAGTTAAGCGTTTAACAGATCAACCTGTAGCTGGTTCTAATGTAGTGTTCGGACATTTACCAAATCAAACTTTCAAATTAGTCAATGTGCTTACATTCTTAGGAGACAATGACGGATCGTATACAGCATTTTTCCAAATAAGTCCAGAGATGACATTGTTTAATGCACCTAATCATGAAGTAAGTGTTACGACAAGAATACGTTATAGTCAAGTACGTTTAACAGGTCACGACTTCTTGGATATTGGTACAGGTAATTTTGACGAAACAAATTATCCCGGAGGTGTACCTGATCAACCTGCTACACAAGCTAATGAGACAGTGGAAAATAATGGTGGTAGAGTATTCTTTACATCTACAGACCAAGACGGTAATTTTAGAGTTGGAGATTTATTTACAATTGAACAAAGCACTGGTGTAGCTACTCTAAATGCAGATGCATTTAATATTGCTGGACTACAAGAACTTACTCTTGGATCAGTGGCATTAGGAGGAGGTAGTGCAACTATTACAGAATTTAGCACGGATGTGTTCTTTACTGCTAACAGTGATAGTATTGTACCAACGCAAAGAGCTATTAAAGCATACATAGCTTCACAAATTGGCGGCGGCGGAGCTAGTTTAAATGTAAATAGTGTTACTAGTGGATTTATATATATTGCATCTAATGAAATTACTACAACTACTGGATCAGCAATTCAGATGAATGCTACATTTAATTTTACAGCTGGTGTTAGAGGATTACCATTAGCTTGGAGTTATTTTAGGTAAATATTAAACGGAGAAACAAATGGCAACAGGAAGATTAGGAGCCGCAGACTTAGCGGCAGCAACTAACACTACCTTATACACAGTACCAGCAAGCACCTTTTCAGTAGTTACTGTTAGTTTGTGTAATAGAAGTGCTAGTGCAATTACAGTAAGAATTGCATTAAGTGCTAGTGGTACACCAACCGATAGCGAATATTTAGAATATGATGTTTCTATTACTGCTAAAGGAGTGTTAGAACGTACAGGTATAGTAATGGATGCAGGAAAATTTTTAGTTGTACGTGCGAGTGCAATAGGCGTAAGTGCAGTAGCATTTGGCATCGAAACATCTACTGCATAATAGGGGCAAAATATGGCTAGACGAATTTCAGTAAGTCCTTTAGGCAGCGGATCATCGGTTGGAACATTAGATGTTCAAGGTAATACTATTAGCACAGCAGGAACGAATGAAGATCTAATACTTGATGCTAATGGAACCGGTACTGTACAAATTGACACTGAATTAGTAATTAGAAATCAAGGCGATTTAAGACTTTTAGAAGCAACGGTAAATGGAACTAATTATATTGCTATGCAAGCAAGTTCTAGCATGGCAGCTAACTATACTATTACATGGCCAAATGCGGTTACCGGAACAAATGGATTTGTATTAACATCCGATACTAGCGGTAATTTAAGTTGGACAAGTCCTGGAAGTTTAGGTATTACAGTCTCTGATCCAGGTGCATCTGCAATTGTCCATTATCCAATTTTTTCAACAGCTGCCGGTGCCATTCCTACTACACTTAATTCCCCTAATGCAAGAGCTAATCTTGCTTTCGTGCCCAGCACAGGAGAATTATTAAATCCTATACACAGTGGTGCATCGACTGCAAGTGGAACTTTAACGCTACGAGGAACTTCTAACGCAACTAAAGCAACAGCAAGTATATTGATGACAGATGGTGTGGTATCATCGAGCACAACTACAGGTACATTAGTTGTAACAGGCGGGGTTGGAATTAGCGGAGCTTTATATGTTGGTGGAGGAATAACAGGAAGTTTGACCCCAACTTGGACCGAAATTAATTCAAGTCAAACAGCGACCAGTGGCACCAACTATTTCGCTAATACAAATACTTCTTCATTTACTTTAACATTGCCAGCATCTCCGTCAGCAAACAATTTGGTTAGAATAGCCGATATTGCAGGATCATGGGATAGAAATAATTTAACCATAGGAAGAAATAGTACACTGATCATGGGAAGAGCAGAAGATTTAATATTAAATGTACGTAATTCAAGTATTACTCTAGTGTACTCAGGTGCTACCTACGGGTGGAGAATAGTTTAAATTAGGATAAAAAATGGCAATACTTTCAGAATTTGTAGCAAGCGGCGCACCGGGAAATCCTTATACGCAGCCTGCATTTGCAATTTGGTCTAATCAAGGAGCTAGTTATGGTGGTGTCAGTTTTATAGACCATAACTTAAATACTATACAAAGACACATGTATTCTAATGGTACTAATGCAGAAACTTCAATGAGCAGTACCTCGGCACCTGAAATGTTTGACACCTGGTCAGGTTCTGATTATACTAGAACCAGCTCTCCGGCTCAATCTAATGCTAATTACACTAATTCTCAATTTGCAGGATATTTAGGTCATATAAGTTTTAACAGCGGTGCATATAATTTTGGAGAATGCGGTATTGAAATGATAGGTGGTACAGCATATTCATCATACAGAGCAACTGGTATGAGAGATTGTTGTACCATAGTCAATGATATCGATCAAGATTATGCTATATGGGTTAACTCTACAATTTTTAAAATTGGTCCAAGAAGTCTCGATTATTATGCATTTCATAACTACTCGGTTACCGGACAAAATATTTCTGTCACAACAAAAAATGCAGGTTATAGCAATACAAGATATGGAACAGGTTCTTATAATGCAAAAACTAATAAATTTTGTATGATGGAATCAAATGCTGGTTATGCTATGAAACCGGTAATTTATAGTAATGTGCCAAATTTACGCTACTACAGTCAAAATATGTATAGAGGAGTGACAGAATCATTAACAGCACAAACAGCAAATACAACCGGTGCTCTTTACACTCACTTTAATACAGTAAGTAATTATACAACAAGTTATGCTGCTGCATCAGGTAAACCTAGAAATAATGGTATTGAAGACAACTATCGTTGTATTACAGTAATGTGTGATAACGATAAAGTTGTTATGTATCAAATGATTCCAAATGGTAATCCAAATGCATGGGTAACTAGATGGGCTGCCAACGGTACATCAGAAGGCAGTTTAAAAACTTATGGCGGCACAACCAGTTACGGTTACGATCAAGGTGACAGATTTGGAGCTAGATGGCATGTTACAACAGACGGTAGGTATATTATCGCTTATAGCCCATATTATTATTATGGTTGTGGATCGCACTGTGCAATAATCAGAGTGTCAGATGGTAAATTTATTTGGGATCAAAATAACGACACTACTTATTCTTACTATTTTAGTCCTGTAGGAGTATCAGATTTTGCTATGATGATTAATATTAATGCAGACGGCGGTGCAGGTTTATATATGCAATCTATAAATTGTGATCATTTATTTGCTAGTACAGCAGATGCTGCACAGGCAAATATTACAAGAGCATATATCTCACAAAATTTATCAGGCAACTATAATTCTACAGACTACCCATTACTAATACCGTTACAATACGATAATAGAGCATTTTTAACAGCTACTTAAACATTAAAGGAACATCATGAGTCAATTTTTAGGAAACTCATTAACAACATATACTAGTAGCAATCCATATAGACAGCCATGTTTTGCTATTTGGACAAGCTATAGCAGTCAAGGCGGATTTAGTATATTTGATCATAATTATAATTGTATTGGTAGATATACCATGAGTAATAGTGGGTCGAAAGCATCTACTATGAATAGTACAGCGGCACCAGAAAATTTTGATACCTATTCTAATTCTCAACATATTAATACACAGTTTGTTATAAGCACTAATTCCAATACTTCTAAGGGAACTGCTTGTAATGGTTATTTAGGCAACCTAGCTTTTTCTATGGGAGGGGGTTATGCCGGCGATGTAGTTGGTACAACTTCTTACAATACATATAGAGCTCAAGCATTTAGAGATGTAGGCACTATAGTTAACGAAACTGATCAACGTTATGCAATATGGTGGCTGAGCGACAGAATGATTATAGGTCCTAGAAGTGCTAATTGGTACGGATGGAATCAGAATGCACTAAATGCTCAAAGAGTAACAGTTTCTAGTAAACAAAGCGGATTTACAAGCACTAAATATGGCAGTAGCAGTTATAACGCTAAGACAAATCAGCTTTGCGTATTAGAGGCGAATGGAGCCTATGTATGGCGGCCTACCGTTTATAATAATGTGCCTAGGCTTATTCGATATGTTGAAAATACGTATGTAGGAATGGCCGATCAAGCAGCCGCAAGAGATCAGTATACCGGAAGTGACTTATACACATTCTTTAACACTCCTGCTAATTATAGTTTAACTTATGCGCAGTGGACAGGAAAACCAAGTAATGCAAACGCCGAAGACAATCAACGTGTTATACCAGTCATGTGCGATGACGGAAAAATTGTATCATTTCAAATGATACCAAGCTACGGAGCATGGGTACATAGATGGAACGCAAATGGAACAGCAGCAGGAAGTGTTCGTAATATGAGTTGGACAACTAGTTATGGTATCGACCAAGGCCCACAATTTGGAGCTAGATGGTGTGTTTCATCAGACGGTAGATATGTACTAGCATATTGTGCTTCTTATTATTATAATTGCGGATATCATGCTGCGTTAATTCGTGTTAGTGATGGCAAGGTGTTATGGGATCAAAGCCTGGATAGTCAATATGGATTCTGTTTTCACCCGATAGGCAAAAGTGGATTTGCTTGTTATAGAGATGTGAATAATGACGGCGGTACCGGGAATTATGAGCAATATATAGATGCAGACTATATGATGTTACAAAATGCTGATAATGCACAAGTAAATTTTGGTAGATCTAATATAACTCAACTGCGAGGAGGAAATTGGTACAGTACAGATTATCCTGCACGAATACCTCTCATTTACGATACAAAACTTTTTAATGCATACTGAGGTAAAAAATGAAAAAATATTTAGAATTTAACATCGACAATAAATGCTGTGGAGTATTCGATACTGCCGACAACAATCGTTACGAATTTGATTATGATCCAAATTTGTATTTTTTACCAACTCTAGAATTACGAGATGGAGTAGTAGTTCACACCATGCCTGGACTAACTTACCAAGAACAAGAAACTAAATTTAATTCTGACAAAGAAAAAGAAGATCTTGAAAAAATAAAATTAGATAACCTTATAGTAATTAAAAACAGAGCTAAAGCAAAAATAGAAGAATTATCTTGGAAATTAGAAAGAGCTAAAGAACAAGATCTATTAGAAGGAACTTCTACTAAGACGCAAGAAATTCTTTTATTAAGACAACAAATTAGACAAGCAAGCAATGAACACGAAGCAAAATTAATGGCAATTAAAACTAGAGAAGAAATGGAAAACTTTGATCTTAAAAATTTCTAAGAGTATTTTCAAAATTAAAATTGATTACAATTCGCTGACGTTTGTCGGTCTGTGAAATAACAGAATGGTATTGATATCCATCAAAAATTACATATTTGTTTTCTACGCAGTCTATCCTACGATTTTCTTTAGGCAGACTAGAATCTAACCACATTTCCTCATTTTTTTCTTGCTGATAAAGTTTGTCATAAAGAACTGTTGATCCGTTAGTAGTCGAACAATAAAACAAACAGGTTAGATGAGGTAAATCTAAGTCAATATGCGGTTCATGCAATACAGGTGTCGGAGTTTTAGTTAATAATCCTATTCGTATTCTAAAAATGCCGCCCAGTCTGATACCAGCATCGTCGCATATTTTTTGTAGTAAATTTTTAGCCGACAATCCTGCAGGATGATTTTCCTTGCCATTCCACATAAGCTGACAGCCAAATGAAAATTGCCAATTAGATTCGTCATTAAAATTTTCATCATGGATGGCTGTTCTATCCATGTATCTCCAAGGTATATCTTTGGGACCATGTAAAGTTTGCCATTTTTTAAATTCTTCTGGAGATAAGAAGTTATCTTTTTCGTAATATATCATAAAGTTAGATATTTGTTTGATTTATAAAGTGTTCCCAATCTTTAAGTTTATGGATCAACTGATTTCTTACAGCATTTATATTACTTCTTACATCGTTAGTGCCTATGGGCAATCTGTTTGTTACACTTAGTTCATTGTGTAAATTATCTAAATTTTTAACTTCGTAAACTAACTTTGATAGTAAAACATTTAATTCGTCTTGTGCTTGAGGATTTTCAATTTTATTAATTCTATTTTTAAAATGTTCATATTCTTGTTTAAATGTTGTGCTTTGATGTAGTTTAAACATATGTATCCTTATAGACTATCAATTATATCTAACATCGTTTGAATTTTTGTTTGAATTATTTTATTGCGTAAACTTAAATCCAGTGCTTTATGTAAAGGTTTTGGCGGATTATCTATTACAAACCATCCATATGCCGAATGTTCTTCGCTAAGAATAGGAATAAATTCGTTGTCTACAACGCAAAAAAAGGTATGAAATTGAAATAAACTATCATTACTTACGAATCTTTCTAATGGTATAATTTTTCTAATATCAGGGTGTAACCCTAGTTCTTCTATTATTTCTCTTTTTAATCCTTGATAAGCTGTTTCTCCATTGTTGTTAGTTCCTCCTACCAACCCCCAATGTCCTCTGTGTTTTCCTTTTGCCTTTTGCAATAGTAAAAATCTGCAGGTATTCTTAGCACACAATAATGCGCCCGAACAGTCTATTTCTACAGTTCCAGTCTCCATTCGCCTTTTTTATATTCACCTTCGAAAGATTTAACCCAATTTATTCCATTCCATTTATACTGAGTTAAAGTATATATGTTAGTTTGCCAAATTAGCTGATCCGCACTGGCTGCTGCTGAAAATACAATATGCCAGTTAGATCCATCCCATTCTATAATATCATTAGCAAAGGCAAGAAATTCAGAATTATCTGAATTTTTCCAAGCGTCGGGTCCGTCTTCATTTAAATTTAGCGTATAAGTTACTGTAGCACCTATAGAAATGACAGTAGTAGGAACAATGTAAAAATTATCGTCTTTATTTAAACTTGTACTAGCTACATTTAGACCATTTACGAACAACTCAAAATCATTCACTTTGCTGTATTCTATTCCAGTGTTAATTCTTGCTACTCTAGAGGTAGCTACAAAAGTATCGATTACACCTCCTCCAATATTTTCGAGAATTAAGTATCTTGTTCCTGCTGTCGGAGTTAATCCGCTGTTAGGTCCTGTAGTAGTAGGATCAATTATTGCATCAAACGACCCCCAACTTTCCTGAGCTCTCGATGGTCCTTCAATAAGATTATTAGTAGGAAAAGTATCTTCGTCCCAATTCGCTGCCATTACAGTATTGTCTAAAGGATTTAAACTTAAATATCCCACTACTTCTGCACCATCACTTTGATACAAATATACTTTGCTTATACCTGCTCTATATTTGCCAGGGTACTGATCTAACAATACTTGCCAATTCTTAAATCCGCCTAACCCATCAGGAACTTTTAACCTTACAGATGATCCTAAAACTTCTAATTCATAATCTCCAACGTTTACTTTTTCTACTGCAATTTGTTCAGATATGAAAGTTTGATTGGCATTTACATCAACACCTAATCCTTCTATATAACCTTCATCTACTGTTCCTATGTTACCAAAAATATTCATTATTATATTTGTTACTACACCTAATTTTTTAACTTTCGCCGGGGGTGTCAAGTATATAGGAGTTTTTAAATTTAAGGTTGCGATATCAATTGTTATGTTATTACCTTGAGGTATAGATCTACTTGTAAAAGTTACATCTTCTAATTCTACTACAGTTAAACTAGTCCAATCTAAGTAATTATCAGTGCTTTGTATTTCTAAACTAGGATTAAATAAAACTAAAATTTGTTCTAATATTTGAAGTTTTTGTTCTGTACTACTACTCCATATATCAACTTTTATACTAAGATTATATGGTGTAGGCATTAATCTTTCAATAGTGTAATTAGCTCCTTGACTGCTAGTGTAATTTCCTGATTCTATGTCACGTTCTCTTACATGAACTTTACCTACAAATGACGAATCACCTAATCTAGATCTATCTAAATCTAAATCGTTAATATAGATAGCAATTTTAGGAGTGCTAGATAAAGTATTTTCACTATTCTGATTTACAATATTAGCAGCTTGTCTATCTGAATCGCCGTAAGTTACAGGTACTCTAGCTAAAGTACCGTCGCTATACTTTACTGTAAAATTACTAAGCAGTCTTATTATTTGTATAAGATATCTTCTTATTTGTCCGTCATAAAAATGTTGCATGATATTCCTTACAAGTCTGCTTTTGGTTTGAGAGCTTTACTTAGACTTTGGCGTTCTACTACAGTATCACCTGCGATAACTGAAGTATTAGTATTATTAATGAAACCTGTTTTTTGTGTTTTTCTTGTATCTGTATTTGTTAAAGTGTGTCTTACTGCATCTTCTTTTTTTAACCATGTAGTTCCATTAAATCTAAACAATCTGTTAGGCATAAAATCAGTTCTTAAAAAATAATCTCCTTCTCTGGCTCCTGCAGGAAAGTTTATACCATGACCAAATTCTGCATAACCGTTATCAGGAATACCATCGCCAAGTAAGTATCCTGTATATCCTGCTCTTTCTGGTCTAGCACGTATACTACTAGCATCTGGAGAATTTGAAGTTTCTTGACTGACATCTATTTTAGTATCATCAGCAGTTTTTAATAAAGGACGTCCTGTTTCTCTATCAACAGCTAGTGTATAATAGTGTTCTGTAGCATATCCACTTTTAGGAGTTTCTGCTTCTGCTTGAGCTAAAACAGCGTCATTGATTTCTAAATTCTTGTTGTAAGTGCTTAATATATCTTGTAGTGTGTTACCATTATATACTGCATAATATGTACTTTCAGGAGGAGTATTACCTACAGTGGTTGTTAATACTGTATACAAAGTTCCTTGATATTTTAAAATTTCGCCTGCATTGTAAGTTCGAACAGGATCATATTCTCCAACATAATTTGCATCTTCGTCAGTAGGTCTATTAAGAATATCTGCATATTGTTGTGAATCGGCAATTTTTTTAAGTTTTAGCCTATAAAGATGCGGCCACCAAGTCATACTGAATCCTTCAGCAGCTCTTCCTACATCTTCTATAACGAAATATCTTGGTAAAGCCACATCAAATTCATTCAAAGCGTATTCATCTTTTAAATGTGGCAATTCTAATACATCACCTGCCAAGGGTTTTCTTCCAACAACAGTAACAAAATTATTGATATGTACAGTCATATACACCATGTCATTATCAAGAAATAAACCAAATTGACTTAAGTTAAAGTCTATATCTTGTACTTGATAATGACCACGAATTCTGTAAATGTCCTCGCTGTATTTTCTGTCGCGATTTTCTAAGAAAAGCAAATCTTGTATATTTGTTTCTTTTAAGATGTCATATTGGGGCTGATCAGCAGTGGCATCCTCGTCACTGGGATTCTTAGGCCCAAGATATTTGTGTAGATAAACGTCTGTACCCCCAACAGTAAACATTTCGCTTACTTGTCTATCTATAAACTTGTAATCTTGTCCTTTTTCTGGGCGATATAATGATATACGTGGCATAGTACAATATTTAGCGATAAATAACTATGGAGAATTCAATGGCCACTAACGAAACTCATTTACCCAATAATCCTCAACAAGTCAAGCAAACAGTCTATGATTATGTAAGATTAATGCTAGGCGATGGCATGATAGATGTAGAATTAGATCCTGCCCACTATGAAACTGCTTTAACTAAAGCTTTAACGAAATTTAAACAACGAAGCCCAAATAGTGTCGAAGAAAGTTATGTATTTCTTACATTGGAAAAAGATAAAAATGATTATATTCTACCAGAAGAAATTGTTAATGTACAAAGTGTATTTAGACGTACTTTAGGATCAAGAACTGGCGGTGGTACTGGTACGAATTTTGAACCATTTAATTTGGCTTATACAAATACATATTTGTTAAACAGCACTATGTTAGGCGGTATAGCAACATATTATATGTTTGCCAGTTATCAAGAAATGGTGGGTAAAATATTTGGAAGTTATATAGAGTTTCAATGGATTAATTACAGTAGAACTTTAAGAATTTTACAGCGTCCGTTTACAGAAGGCGAAACTATCATGTTACGTTGTCAAAATAAACGTCCTGATTATACATTAATTCAAGATCTATATGCTAGTCAGTGGATTAAGGATTACACATTAGCCACTTGCAAATTGATGTTAGGCGAAGCTCGAAGTAAATTTGGAGCGATTGCTGGTCCTGGGGGAAGCGGACAATTGAATGGTGCTGATTTAAAATCAGCAGGAAAAGAAGAAACAGAAAAATTAGAAAAAGAGCTTGACTTATTAGTGCCAGGAGGCACAGGTTATACATTTGTGATAGGTTAACATGAAAATATACGAAATAATTTTAGAATCTAAAGAAAAAAAATTACCTAAAAGCACTAGAGAAGCACATCCTCATGCTAAACAATTTAGTGATATTGATCAATATTATGGAATGTATAGATTTGGTGTTGCTATGGCCGGTCAGCCAGATAAGAATACACCTAAAGAAGGACCTGCTAAAGATGTACCCGCAGTATGGATGTATACCGATGCAGAAGAAGAAATAGTGAATAGGGCAGCTAAAAATCAGGGAATTAAAGGTAAGACTATAGTTAAAAAAGGCCCTAGTTCAGAACTAAAAACAACAAACACAGTAAGTCCAGTAGCTCAAATGAAAAAAAACAAGTACGGTGTCTAATTTGTTGACACCGTGAATAAGTTATAATAAATTATAGTGTTAGGAGACACTATGATTATAGGTTTTATTGGATTTATAGGTTCAGGCAAAGATACTGCCGCAGATTATCTAGTTAATTTCCATGGATTTAGAAGAGATAGCTTTGCAGCAACTTTAAAAGATGCTGTAAGTTACATTTTTGGTTGGGATAGAACACTTTTAGAAGGTCGTACTAAAGAAAGCAGGGAATGGCGCGAACAAATAGACGAATGGTGGAGTAATCGTCTAGGAAAACCAATAACCCCTCGTTACATTTTACAATACTGGGGAACAGAAGTCTGTAGAAACGGATTTCATAATGATATTTGGATAGCAAGTTTAGAAAATAAAATACGCAAAACTCATGATAATGTTGTTATTACAGATGTAAGATTTCCTAACGAAATAGATGCAATAAAAAATGCAGGAGGCAAGGTATTTAGAATTAAACGAGGACCTGAACCTGTTTGGTACGAAAGTGCTGTTGCTTATAATGAAGGACCTACTAACATGACTTGGGCTTTAAGTAAAATGCGTTTAGATCAAGCCAATGTACATGCTAGTGAAAGTAGTTGGATAGGGCATAAAGGAATAGATAAAGAAATTGACAATAATGGCACTATAGAAGATTTATTTAATCAACTCAGAAATCAGGTTGAAGATCCCCTTGACGCCATTGACCGTGCTCTTTATGTAGGACTCGCTGACAATTGGCACACACCGTCTTAAGATTAACTAATTTACAGTTGTTTAAATTTCCATCTATGTGAAATACATTGAACTGTTCTTTGTTTTTACTTTTAAATCCACATTTATCACAACTTAATTTTTGTCTGTAGCCTTCTCTAAACCATTTAGGTATACCTACAGCTATACCTTTATGCCTTAAACAAATTTCACATTTTTTTCTAAAATATGTTTTTCCGTTTTTAATATAGTTCACGGCGGCCGGTCTATGACCGCATAAGCACAATGGTCTCGTCATACACTTATTTATTACTGCCCTTTTATTCCCCTTTTCTTGGTGTTATAAATAGTGATTTTTGATAATTCTCCATAAATACATATAGAACAAACTCCAAGGAGAATCAGATGGCATTAAGTTCACCAGGCGTACAAGTCACCGTTGTTGACGAATCGTTTTATACACCAGCAGAACCAGGTACAGTACCTTTAATTATTGTAGCTTCGGCACAAGATAAAAGCAATGCTAGCGGCACAGGCATAGCACCAGGTACTACACAGGCCAATGCAGGTCAACTTTATTTACTAACCAGTCAGAAAGATTTGGCGGATACATTCGGCGATCCAGTTTTCAAAACTGATGCTAACAATAATCCTATTCATGCAGGAGAACAAAATGAATATGGATTACAAGCTGCCTATAGTCTGTTAGGCGTAAGTAATCGTGCATATGTTGTTCGTGCTGATGTAGACTTAGATGAATTAACAGCAAGTGCAGAAGAACCTACCGCGAATCCAGTAGCAGGCACTCATTGGTTGGATACTGCTAATACATCTTTTGGTATATTTGAATGGAATGGTAACGCTGTTACAACATCTGGCGGACAAAGATTTACTAATAAAATTCCTACAGTAATTACAGATCCTACTCAGTTATCCGGTAATACTCCTAAAAATACTATAGGTAGTATAGGGGATTATGCATACGTAGCCATTGACGATTCTGCAACAGCAGCCTTAACCACATTACATCCTGGTACATTATGGTATAAAAGTAGAGGAGTCGCACCAGGACAAACTGGTGGTGAATGGGTCGAAGTTGGTAGTGAGGAATGGTCCGTAAGTTGGCCGACTGTGTCAAGTACAAAAACTAATCCTACTATTACTCCAGGACATACATTCTTCATTAATAATAATCTTGTTAGTCCAAGTGGCTCAACAGTGCAAGATGTAGCAACTAAGATTAATATTGGCATAAGTGGTGTCAAAGCATCTGTTGTTAACGGCAAATTAGAAATTTATGGATATGAACACGACGATACAGATGCAGGAGATAGTACATTATTAAGTCCAGCTTCTGTTGTTACAATTACCGCAGGAACCGGAACCATTTTAACAGATTTAGGATTAACGGCCGGTACATATTTTGTTCCTAAATTACAAATTAGTAAGCATACTGAAGTACCAGTTTGGAAGGGAACGCTAGGTGTTCCTGATCCTTCTAACGCAACTCCACGTCCAACTGGTTCGGTTTGGATTAAAACAACTAGACCAAATTCAGGTGCAGATTGGAGCGTCAAACGCTGGAATGGTTCAACATTACTTTTCGAATC